CAGAAAGAGGGATGTGCTCACGAACAACAGTAATTTTCGGCGTTTCGTCTTGAACAGTCAAAAACTTGCGAGTTGTGAACGTAACACGAGGTTCGTTGTCTTGCGCTGTAACTGAACAGCAATCTACATTTAATTTTACCATAATGTAAAAGTTTTTAAGTGAAACAAAAATTATTAGATAGGACTATCAGGTAATCATCCTGCATGAGTCCAGGTAATTCAAAATTCACAAATAAGATATACTCATCAAGCGTTTCAAAAGTACGATAAGAAATCTTATCCTTTTCACAGTTCAGCATCACCTTTGGATATATCTTAGCATAAATGTACGGCATAGTTACAAAATTTCTTTATAAATAGCAAGAATATTCTCGTTATCTGTTTTATATTTAACATACGTTATATCAATCTCAGGTTGCGTTGACATATATTCACTAATAAACTCATGATGTTCACGCTTAGCGGAAGTCATCATCTTGTAATACTCGAGGTCAAATTCGTACGCTTCAAGCATAGCCAAAAGAGGCTCAAGAATATGTTCCATAACAATAAGGCTATCTTCCTGATGAATAGCATAAAAATTCTTCGCATTATCGAAAATAAAGCGAGGGAAACGTTCCACACAAGTGTCAAAATTATAGAAAGGATATTTTTCCTGAAGACGTTTACGAGTTACATTAACTTCCTTATCGGGCATACGGAGGTGAATCTGCCAAAGACAAGCACGAAGTGACAAAAAATAATCGGTAAGCTGAATAGTATCACGTATCTCTTTTCGAATAAGCATAGACGGGGTCGGATAAAGCTTCCGGCGAAAATATGCAGGAATATACGAAGTAAAGCGTTCACCTGTAAATTTATCAACGATCTCAACAGTCAAAACGTCAGGGTTCTGATAAAACCACATAACATGATCGAGACACCATTTATAACCAAGACCACCGCCACGACGGGAGGATAAATAAAAAGTCGGTTTACAACCTTTAGGAATATCACTTTCCTTACGCATGTATTTCATACAATATTGAATACCACCTTGAGTACACGGTTTACAATAAACAAATCCAAGTTCACCTACATAATCCCAATCAAAGCGATGAGTAAGTTTATTATAAACTCGTTTTCGTTCAGACCAAGCCTGATGAACAACCTGATAAACATCCATAGAAGACATATGAATAGGCATATTCCACAAAATAAGATGATAATGAGGTAATTTCGTATGACTGCCATATTCAGCGGCGGCAAAATACCGTATTGTCTCATCATAACCATGATCTCTAATAAGAATTTGACGCAAGCGCTTAAGAAAATCTTGTACATGTTTTTTATCCACACCGTCTACAGGACGATGTATGGGGTTGTAAGTGAGGGTAATAAAATAGGGAACAGAACGAGACGACTGCGTTTCTGCGACAGCTCGAAACATCCATTCACGGGCGTTCCTCTTTCGACAAAGACCACATTTACGACATGGAATGGCAAGGAACATTGGTACGACGTCACCCTCGCGGTCAACGGCATAAAAACTGTCTTGCCATGACGTAAGGTTTTGAAAATTAATGTTTTTCGGCGAAAACAGGGCATACGGAAAGTTCCAACGCCATGCAGCGAGCTGCATTTCCGGTACAAAAGTTGCATTTCCATCATAAACATATTTTCCGGTTTGTAAAAGTGCATCCTTAAAAGCAGGATTTAAAATATATTTTGGTTTTTCACAAAGAATATTTGTCATAGTCTTTAATTTTTAATTTTAATCTGGGCGTTACCCCTAAAGGGGTCGGGCTATCCGCTCAAACAAATTCGCTCCGCGAATACTCGCTCCTATCCCTAACGCGCTTCACTACGCTACGCAATATATACGGAGGCGTCATCCAAGATGACAGAGAGGTGTTCGCGCTACCGCGCTCACGATTTCATAATTTCCTTTCATCTCTCAAGATGTGCAAAGATAAAGTGTAGTTAAAAATATCGTTTATCAACCTGTACCAAACTATGTTAAAGTCGCTACGCTTTGTTTAACATAGTTTACTACAGAACGCCAAACGCTATTTTTCCCTACGCATTGTTTTATTGCACGTCTCGAAAGAAAAAAGGAAAAATATGCTTTGATGTTTGCGATAGATAAGAGACAGAATGGATAAGAACGCAAACCGAAGTTGGAAACTTCGTAAGGCTGTAGCCTGATTGGACAAGGGAGCGCAAGGCGCTCCACATTCAGATCTTTCACACAAGCTGACCAATGTGTCAGTTGTGCTACATATATCAAGTTAGTCAATGCTGGATGTTTCACCCAGTCCACGAGCTTGACGACAAAAGTCGTCATAGGATACGGTCAGTGTAACCTTGCGGTTACAAAACGTCTTATCAATAACGCCAGCAATATAAAAGCTGTCATTAAGGCTTTCTTCAAAAATAGGCAAGGCGTATAATAAGTCCTTTCCAAAATCCAACTCTATAAGCGCACGTGATAAAGTATTAACAGGCACGTTTTCAACACATCCGTAAAATGTTTTGTGTCTTCTAGCACTTTGTAACTGCAAAAGAATGTCCATAATTGTAATGTTTTAAAGGTTAATAATCTTGTTTCTTTCAACACTACAAAGATAGGCATTCTTTATGATTTTACCAAAAGTTTCGTGTTAACTAATCATAATATTCATATGAAGTCTTCCGAGTAGTTACTCCACGATGAGTAGATGAGCTTTCCGATTTACTTTTAGGTTTACCTGAATTACCTGCACGAGGATTTGTAAAGGGAATAAACGTCGCAACGTCATTCAAAATAGAATGAATCTGATTCATGCTACGTTCGAAATCATCCCAATTCATATCCTGCGTCAAGTCAAAGCGGAGACGATCCGCTTCTGCGTTAACCTTAAAGCCTAAATCCTGATAAAAAGAAGACAAAGCCTGATTCCGCTTCTCTTCAGACTTCATAAGAGGTAACTTACCAGCAAGCTCCGAAAGAGCAGCTTTAAGCTGACCTTGAGAAACCTTAAGTTGACCTTGCATGGTTTTTAACTTGCCATGTTCAATAAATGAATCCAGAGCAAAACGAACATGACGCTCCCAAATACGATCATCAACATCAGCAGCCTGCGAAACCAAAAGGTCAATTTCAGAATCAATCTTGCTAATATTAGCATTAATCTGTTCAACCATGCCACGAGCCTGTGCAGCTTGAGCATCATTAAGCTTAACTTCACTACCATTAACTAAAATAACACTTTCCATAGTGTCTAATTGACCCTGATTAAACGCATTACGAAATGAGGCATCGGAAGCAAGAATATCATTAGTATGCTTTTGACCCTCAGTTTCAGCATTTGTCTTAGACACTTGAGCAGCTAAGGCAGTGTCCGCAAGAGCCTGCGAAGCAACACTTCCAATAGGTTTGTAACGATTCCATGCGGAAGTATCAGCAACAGGGCCAGCAGGAGTATGACCGCCTTGTGCCTGAATAGATGAACCCTGTAACTGACCATCAGTATAATAGAGGTCAGGGTTAAGACCTGCAGCTCTCAGACGGTCCTGCATGGCGGCAGGAGTATTATATTCGTTATTAGCCTGCCAAAGCTTAAAATTCCAATCATTTTGAGCCTCACGTTCAGAAGTCTGCCATTTACGGGTCTTCTCAGCTTCTTCTCGCGCCGCCGCGAGCTGTTTATCAACAGACTGATTCTGAGAATGAGCACCAAACAGATTGGAGATGCCAGAAAGAGCACCTCCAATTATTGAACCAAAACCCATTATTTTAACTGTTTACGCTTATCATTGTAGGCGGCTACAATCTTAGCGCGTGCATCACGTTGAGCATTCCAAATATCAGCAATATCCTGACCTCGACGATACTCGACAGGAACTATCCAAGATTCCTCATCAATAAAATCATCAGAAGGTAACTGAGAAATATTCTGAGAAGAAATAGGTACACCAGCTTTAGCAGCTTCATACATTTGGGCAGGAGTATAGGCAAGGTCACCACGCACAGGAAGTTCGCCAGGTTTTCGAGTGCAAGTACATGTGTGGGTATTCCAAGCATGAATTACAACTTGTTTCATAATTATTCAATATGAGGAATTGAGTTACGAGGTATAGTAGTTTTCTTAGTGATGTCAAAAGCAATACTGCCTAGAATTTTATCACCATTCTCAGCGGTCATAGCGAACACATCATTAACATGGTCGGGATTGACGAGCAAAAAATCCCTAGAGAGTTCAGGGGCCTTATCAAACACACGGTTGATAACAAAGTTACGCATAGAACCACGAAATTCGCCGTGTACTTCGTCAAAGGATGCAATTAAATCCCAATATGCACGCTGATAACCGAATACGTTGTTAATAGACGCAGGGTTCACAGCATAAGCCTGATAAGGACATAAATGCTTATACAACATAGGCTGATAACTGATGTTATTGAATTGCGGAAAATGCCAATCCAAAAGGTTCATACGGGTGAAATGAGGCGGTAACAACTGTGAATAGTTGGCAGAAGGAACAACCGACATAACACCGAGGATATAACCATCTTCGGGACAATATTTACGGATAACATGACGCATACCTGATTGAAGAGAACCCTGGCCAGCAAAAGAACCTAACGGATTACCTTCGGTCGGGGTAGTCTGAGTAACTTTATAAACAGGAATAGTGTCAGAGATACCACCAAGAAATTCAGGCATCATGAGTTCATCATAATCCAAATTAACGTCAAAAAGACCCTTAACAAGGTTCTTGTAGCGCGGAGACTGACGAATACGAATTTCAAGAAAACGCTGTAAAGAGTTGACGTTCCGAAAATCAGAGATAGAAATACCAGAGGTAGCCATACCTATAAGATTGCGAACAACATCCGCAGGAGCATTTGAGGACTTAACCTGAAAACCAGTAACGGTGTCACCATCTTCTGCGGTTTCAAGCTGTGCATGATATTCGACACCAGCAGCATCTCTAAAGGTGGCTTCTCCCAAAGAAGTAATACCAACAAGAGGCGCAACACCTGCCTGAGGAGACTGCAAAGCAGTAGTATAAGCATCCGGCTCCCAATTGGCATAATGTAACTGGTATTTAAATATATCGGAACCGCCTTTTACAGAGGGTACATACTTATTATATTCAGGCTTACCGTCTACGAAAAACGGATTATTGCGAATATCACGACCAAAAGCATTGTAATATGCTTCATATGCACGAAATGGAAGCGCAGATAGCGGAATACTAGGAAGAGTTCCTGCTCTAGATGTATAAAACGGACAATTAGAAGCCTCAGGTTTTGTCCATTCCTGAGTAGAAAAAGAAGCATAACCAATCGGGGTAGAAGTCATAGTGATACGTGTACTTGCAGTTCCCGGAGCAGGTTGCAAAGAAATGGCACGACCGTAATCAGATTGTGCAATAGGAGAAAATGCAAGATAAATAATCTTAACAGCAGAATCCACACCAGTTCTATCCAAATCGAAAAAGACATATTGTCTATCCTGAGAAACACTAGGATTGATTGTTTTAATAAGTTTACCTTCTTGACTACCACAAAGAACAAACGGAGTATGCCACTGAGTCATACCTGCCAACATAGAACCTAATCCACGGACGTAAACCGTGCCTTTCTTATTATCAGAAGAAGCAGGAAGAGCACCAACACGATAACCAAAAACTTTTTTGTCATTATTTTCAGATGAAGAATAAGTACAAGAAAGAAGAGAAGTAATAGGCTTACCTGTTTCGGCCACAAAATAATTAAATGCAGACTCTCTAGACACGAATGTAGTAGGCGAAGCTACAGACATAACATTACCTGTAAAAGGAGGTTCCGAACAAAATGTAGGTTCAAACCGTTCTTCTTTACCAAAGGTACCCGTAATCGTTGTAGGCACACCAAGATAATCAGCAAGTGTTCCGGTCTGTAAGTCATCAGCAATATTAAACTGTTTATGTCCTTGCTCAGTATCCTCAGCAGTGGGGTTAATCCAAGGAGGCGTCACAGATTCATCACCACCGAAGAAAGACATCCAATCTTCCCAAAGAGTACGAGTACGAACATAAACAAAATGTAACCGCACATAAAGCTGAGTCTGTATCGGAAATACAGTCGGAAGAAGCTGAAGATTAAAACGGGCATTTATCTGAAAAGAATCACCAAATGAGACCGGAAGCAAACACACAGGAGTGATAGCACCGAATTTCATTGTAAGGTTGTTTACAAAAGACAAATCAAACGTCGAACGATTAACACGGTCGATGTAAGAATCTTTTTTGCGAAATATATTTGCCATAATTAAAGATTTACATTAATATCAGGAGTTTTTAAAGTATCCACACGCGTAGTAGTAGACTGTTGCGTGTCTTGAGAGGAATTCTGGTTTTTCCAAAATAAGGACATAGATGCAGTACAACTATCCAAAAGAATAGCCGCGGCTACTCCTAAAATGAAAGTAGTCGCGAGCTCTATAATTTTATAAATCTGTCGCTTAGTCATTTTCCGGCTCAATTAGATATTGTTCATACATACCATCAGGAAGCTGACGATCAGTAACAATCAACTGCATAGCAGCAGAAAGAGGGATGTGCTCACGAACAACAGTAATTTTCGGCGTTTCGTCTTGAACAGTCAAAAACTTGCGAGTTGTGAA